CTACACGTTATGGAAATCTAAAATATTTTTCACGTGATACAAATACTATCTATCCACCTAAATTAGAAGTACGATGGGATGATTCAAATTGGAGTACAGGTTCACTAAACGCAATATCAGGCTCACAATTAGACGATATAATTGTCTACTTCAAAAATCTAAGACCTGAATATAAACAAAATAGTAAAACAAAGTTTAGACTAAATGCACGTGAAAGATATCCTGCAAAAACTTATTCAACAACAGCACAAGGTTTAGTTGTAAAATATTTACCAAGTTCAAGTGTATTCTATGAAATAAAAGACTCAGTAACAGAAGATGTTATAGTACCTTATGGTACAGGCTCAAGAGTGTCTTGTGATAGAGAGGGACATTATTTCAACTTTTGGTTGAATGGATTACAGCCTGAAAGAGTATATGAGATTGGTATAAAAGTACAAAGTGGTTCAGCTACAAGTGAAACCTTTCAACAAAATTACTACTACGATAGTTGGAAATTTAAAATAGTGAGATAAAATGCCTTATTCAAAAGAACAACTAAAAAATAATGAATATTATGAAAAAGTTGTCGAGGCCGCTAGAAGAGAACAAATTAGTTTATACGCAAGACAAGATTTGGATTCAGCAGCTTCGGGATCTAATACTGCGGCTAATCCAAATGTAAGATTAAAAACAGGTGAGTTTTTATCTATACCTGATGCTGAAGAGTTAGGTTCAACACAAGGTACTATTGTTGTAAAAAACGAAGTAAGCATTCCAAGTGAAAATACTGACTTATTCAAAAACACGCAAATAAATGAATTACTAAATAATAATCCTGTAAAAAAATTATCAGTAGATGAATTTTTTGTGGAGTACGAAAAATTAAGAGATGAAATACCTGGTGAGGGGCAAAGAGATTCACATCGTTACATATATGAAACATCACAAACTTATATAGATACTGACGATGATGAAATAAAAAAACTAAAAGAACGTTTACAAAATGAGATTGATAGATTAGTTACCATTCAAGAAAATCTAAATCAAGTATTAGAAGCTGAAGCTGAAGAAGAAGCACAAGATGCTGCATACGCAAAGTATCAAGCTGATATGATTCTTTATGGACAGACAACTGTTCCGTATAGTAGAAAAGAGTGGGATAATAGAAACCAACCTATAGGTTCAGAAACTAATGGGTTTCCTAAATTGAGATTTGATAAACAACCAAGAGGAAATCATAGAGGTAAAACACTTGATAAAATTCGTGTAAAATCAACTTTTTATGGTTATGGTAGAAAGAAAAACAAAAAAATTAGAAAAGGTAATCAGTATATTGTATTTGAAGTAAAAGCTCTTGGAGACCCAACATTGACTTATGAGTGGGTAGATAATTCAACGGGTGCAAGTTTACAATTCAGTAAACACGCTGATAAAATCAGAGGTATAGATACAAACAAAATAGAAATCAATATGGGTACAAGATACGGACCTGCACCTGGCGATAACCATGTTCGTTGTAAGATAACAGACGCATCAGGTGAAAAACTTAGTGAAGTGGTAAGTTTTGATAGTAGACACGTAAGGGCTAGAAAATAATGGCAACATCTACACAAAGTGATTATAAAATACAAACTGATTTTGGTAAGTCATCTCATGATTTTATCAAATATTGTGTTTATGATTTAGAAGACAACTACATCGACTCGGCTAGAGTAGAGGGTGGTATACAAGCAGAAAGAGTAAACATACAACCTGGTCGTGACTTACGTGCTTTAGGATTTCAAGCAGGTAGATATAAAATCAAATATGAGTTTATTAGACATAGGGGTGGATTTACAGCCGAACCATTTTTTATTGATGCCAATGGTGATGTTTGGAATGGTAAAATAAGAGAAGAAAACGGAAAAGTATATAAAGGTGATACCTTAGATTATAATAATGATAGTACAAGAGAAGAAGTTTTTAGATATGATGACAAATATATCATACACGAAATATCACCATCAAGAACAGAAGTAAGAATTATACCAAATCAAAAAATAGATTTAGCAAAATATAAAAATGGTTTTGCTTCTTTGACATTTCCACAAAAACAATATGAACCTTTTATAACACCCACATCAGGCGAAGCTAAAATTAGTAGTAATGATGCGAGTGTTGTTGAAGTAACTTTAGCTGATGAAGATGGTGGTTTTACGGAAGAGATGGTTGGTGGTACGATTACTGTAAAGAACGCTTTTCTTGTAGGTTATGATGAGGTAATTACTTATGAACAAGTTGAGAATCCTAACTATGTCGCTTCTTTACCACCCGATGAACCTAAACCTGTAGATAGAGATACAAGAGCAAAAGAGATAATGAAAGAAAAAGAACTTGTAGAAAAAATAAAAGCACAAGAACCTAAAAATCCATTAGAGTTCACAGGTGAAGATGCCATAACACAAGCAAGAAGAACAACAAGAGTTGAAAGAACAACCACAGCGAGAGTACAAAATACTAATACTAACAGAGGGTCATCTACTGCAAGAGATGATTACGATTTATAATGGCTAGAACAAGAGAAGAAGAATTAGGTTTACCACCAAAAGACACTGCTTTTGTTCAGTATGGTGGTAATGCGACTATCGGTGATTTACAAGAAAGTAAACTTGTAGAAGAAGAAGCTGATTTAGATAAAGTAGGTGATACTAAACCTGATGCAGAAATACCTATACCTAAAGAAGTAACGGTAGCTGATGAAGTTCCTATCGGTGGATTGAAACCAACAAATCCCCCACCACCACAACCTGAGTTTATAACAAAAGAAATAACAACTCAGATACCAATCTATCGTGACTTCGAAGCAAACATCGTTGATGTTATAAACAAAACAACTGTAAGGGTTGATAAAGATTTCAATCAAACTGCACAAAAAGTTGGGCAACAAGATGGTGATTATTTAGGAACAGACCCAAGAGAGAAAACTTACTTCAATGTTGTATATCCATATTTTACGCCCGATGATGGTAATGTCTTCGTTATCGCAAATGATGATAAAGAGGCGTTAGTCAATAATCTACAGGTTGATAATGTTACTGTAACAGAATACCCACATTCTATTGTACTAAAACTAAATGAACCACTAAATGAAAACATATTGACTTCTGATGAAGTTATGATAGGTTCAAAGGTACTAAGTGATGTGAGTGAAAGTGTTGTTCTAATACCACCTTTTGAAGAAGAAGATTATCAAGTATTGAGAACACCTAATATAGATGACATTCAAAGTCCTATAAGAGATAGACAAACAAGTTACACAACTCAAAACACACTTACAACGACTGATACTAAGATAAGAAAAAATTTCGAAGACACAATTATATCAGCAAGTTTAGATAGTGTTGAACTAAATGTTGATTATTCTAAATATACTAACTTTGTAAACTTTAGTTCTGCAGAACAAAGACTGAAAAACTTTAAATATAAATTAGAACAAATACAAACATATACACAAGAAAGTAAATCTTTTACTACTGTAAGTGCTTCGTTGGGTGAAAGAAATAAATGGGATAGAAAGATAAGAGAAGTCAAGCAAGGCTTTACAGGTTATGAAAAATATTTGTTTGAAAACTCAACAACTTTTACTTCAGGTTCTGCCATACAAGATACAGAAAGATTCAATAGCGCGTGGCCAAAGACAGGCGGAAGTGGTACATATTCAAGTCCATACATCAATGCACACACAACAGCAAGTGTTGCAACGACTTGGTATACTGCACAAATAATATCTGCTTCATCTTATGATACTGAAAATAGAAATAGTGTAAATAATTTATTACCAAGATTTATTGATGAAGATAGTGCTAATGATGATTTCAAAAAATTCAATAATATGATTGCTGAGTTCTATGATGAGTTATGGTTATATGTTACTCACATGAGTAAAATCTCAGATAGAAGTGAGGGATTGGTTGATAGGAATGAGGGTTTTCCTGATGACTTGACTTTTGATATAGCAAAGGGTTTAGGATTAAAACTAACATCAAATAAAGATTTGATTCCATTAGAAAGATGGCACTTAGGACAATATCTATCGGGCTCAACATACGTACAATATTCAGAGGTGCCTGAAAAAGATATACAATCTGAAATACAAAAAAGAGTTATAAACAACTTACCTTATCTTCTGAAGACAAAGGGAACTAAACGTGCGTTGGAGGGTATTATAAATTGTTATGGTATTCCATCAACCATTTTGAGAGTAGAAGAGTATGGTGGTCCTGATGTTGTTGGTAAGCCACAATTCTTGATAAAGAAAAGATTTACTAAAGCATTAGATTTCAAAGGTGGACAAAATGTAACTGTGAATTGGGGGCAGAATCCAAAATCAGGTAGAAGACCTGATACTGTAGAAATAAGATTTGCAGGGCAGAAGACTGAGAGCGTTTCAAACAATAGAGTTATACTTGAGGGTAACGATTCAGGCTCCAACACATTTAGATGGGGTGTATTAGTAAGAGACAATGGTACGGAAGATTCAAGAGGACATATTGATTTTGTCTTATCAGGTTCTAATGGTTACCTATCACAATCACTACTTGATATGCCTGTATATGATGGTGACTTTATTTCACTTATGGTGAATCGTGTATCATCGAGTGGTGCACAATTAGCAGATGATTCTAATAGTCAAAAGATAAAATATACAATTTATGGTAAACGATATGATAGTGGTAGAAGTAAAATATTTTTAGAAAAATCTTCATCGTTTACAATTACAGGTTCAAGTTACAATAATAGTTGGACAAGTGGTAGTAATAAATTATATATTGGTGGATTAGCAAATACTACTTTAGTTGGAGCTTATCAAAAATATACAGGTTCACTTATGGAATTCCGTATGTGGAATACTGCTTTGAGTGAATCAAAGTTTGACAATCATGTAGCTGCACCAAGTACATATAATGGTAATCATTTTTCAGCTTCCTATACTGATTTGGTTGTTAGATATTCGTTCAACGATGATAAAGATTTGAGCAGTGATACAAGTATTTTAGATATTAGTTCAGACCAAAGTTTTGCTGCTAATGGTGTAGCAAATGGATTCACATCTAACACATTTAGTAGTATTGAAGATGAAGAAAAAGCTAGAGTACCAAACATAGGACCTAATCGCCCACAATCAACAAAGATAAGAATAGAAAGTTCTAAACTTGTTGGTAATCTAAACCATCAAAAGAAAGTAGAACAAAGTTCTTTTGATTTAGCTCCTGTAGATTCAAATAAAGTTGGTATATTTTTCTCACCATCCGATGTGATAAATGATGACATAATACGTTCGGTAGCAGATTTCAATTTTGATGATTTAGTCGGTGACCCAAGAGATAGATATGAATATGAATATAGAGGATTGAAATATGTCGCTGACCAATATTGGCAAAAGTATACATCACCAAATAACTTTTGGGATTATCTAAGACTTATAAAATATTACGACTTTGCAATATTTGATTTATGTAATAAATTTTTACCTGCACGTGCAAATGAAAGATTTGGTTTAGTTATAGAACCAAACTTGTTAGAAAGAAGTAAAGAGGTAGTTGGTAAAACACCAAGTTTTGACAACTTGAGTTTCAATGGTGAAATAAATCTAACACAATATGCAAGTGAAAACTTGTTCTCAGCAAGTGCAGAATATAGAACATATAGAGGAGTGATAGGATACGATACAAATCATAGCGCTTCATTTGGTTCTGATATATTTAGATTACCTACCCTTTATAAATTAGGTGTAAATGATAGGTCGGGTAATTATGGTACTTTATATTTACATGCATCAGCTTCTGTCGGTGGTCCAAACTACGTGTTTGAAGAGGGTGTACAACCATTCATAAGTGGTTCAAGACTATCTAAACACAATCAAGAATATAGATTTTTCTATAGTAGTTCTGTAAGTGCTTCTAAAAATGATTTTTATTCCTCATCATTTGTAGCTTCAGAACATGATAACAATGTAGATAGTTATTCTAACTTAGCAAATTTATTTTATGAGGGATGTTTACAAACAGCAGAGACAACACCTGATGGTTTTGCACCTGTTGAAACATCCGACGTGAAACAAACAAGACTTGTGGTTCAAGAACCAGGCAGGTCGAGATTAAAAACAGAAAGATAAAAATTGGAAAACTTTATATTTATAGATGAGTATACTTATCGTATTTTCAATAAAGTAAAATCCTTTAGGAGATATTATTATGGGTTATCTTGATAACACAACAACCACTGTCGATGCTATTTTAACTAAAAAAGGTCGAGAGTTATTAGCAAGAGGTGGTGATGAGTTCAAAATTACTAAGTTCGCACTTGGTGACGACGAGGTTGATTACAGCCTTTGGGATGTAACTCATCCAAATGGTACTAATTCTTATGGTTCAGCCATTGAGAATTTACCAATGTTAGAAGCTTTTCCTGATGAGAATCAAATTCTTAGATACAAACTTGTAACTTTACCAAAAGGTACAACTAAAATGCCAATACTTCAAGTGGCAGTTCCATCTACAGGATTTACATTCTCAAGTTCAGGACAGAAAGCATCAGTAGCACCTAACACACAAAATGGTTCAGATAGTCAGCTTGGATATTCAGTTATATTACATAACTCAGATGCAGCTGATTTGACTGTATCACAAGGTGGTGAAGTAATCACAGGTGGAGCAACAACTCCTGTATTCTTGAGTGACGCAGAAAGAAAGAAGAGTCTATCTGTAATTGGAAAGACTTTCCAACTTGTCGCAAGAAGAACTACAGTAAAGATTGTTACGCAGATTACAATTATTGGTAACGAAACAGGTGCAGTAACTACTATACCTATAACTGTAAACGCTAACGCATAAGGAGATAAAGAATGGCTGAGATTTTTACAAGGTTCGATAGCAATAATGATGTCGTATCTAATCTAAGACAAACTGTTTCTTCAGGTATGTGGAGTGGCGGAACAGGAACTTTGACAACATTTCATACGTCATCAGTTCAAAGTGGTTCGACAGGTAGATATTTTTATGAAGTGTACAAAGATGATCCCGCTAGTGATACAACTGCTGAAGTTCAGTTTTCAGTAGCTTATGGACACTTTGATGGTAGTGGTTCATATGGACAAACAAACAACTTCCCATCAAAAGCAATTTACAGACAATTTAGAAACATACTTCTAACACCAGGTGATAATAGATTCACATTCGCAGGAACGGGCGATAACACTAATCCTAAAGACGCTTATTTTATAAGTATGCAAAGAGCCCGCCTACGTGAAAAGATGGATCCAGGTAATTGGGAATTACGTATTAGTGGTAGTGGTAAAACTACAGTAAAGTTGATTGATGATAGTGGAGCTACTACAAACCCAAGTGTCAACGTTGGTGGAAGAGTATTCAATGTTGTTAGTGGTTCAATCGCAACAGGAACTGCAGTAACTAAAACAACCGCAGCAGCTCAACAAGGTGGTGCTTATGGATTATTTTATCCTGACTTAGGTATCATTGTACTGAACGGACCTACAACATCTGTGTCGGCTTCTATCAATAGAGCATCAGGTTCAGCAGGAACTACAGACCCAAGTAACGCATTAGATTTGGTTGAAGGAATCAAAAGAGGTGCATACTTTGTAAGTAGAAGAGAAGAGAATCTAAATACAACACATTATTTCTGTAGAGCTACGAATCAAAAGTTCAACTACACCAATAACCCAACATTCTTTACAGCATCCGATGGAACTCTAACTGTGTCGTCATTTGATAGTGACCCACACACTTATATTACCACGGTTGGTTTGTATAATGATAATAATGAGTTATTAGCTGTAGCGAAACTTAGTACACCAATACAGAAGAGTTTTAGTAGAGAAGCTATTGTCAAAGTAAAACTTGACTACTAATACAGGAGATTATGGGTGTTTAAGAATATTAACCCAAGTGATTTTTCTGTAAAACCATACGTTACACACAAGTCATTTACAGTCACCGATTCCGATAGTGGTAGTGGTGTATTTGGTATGTCGGCTGTGTCAAGTAGTGGTTACGCTTTCGATACAGTAACTGCAACTAAAACCTCATTTGGTACTGATGTATATCCTTACAGTAAATCATTTTTTTCTATACCGACTTATTTTCAAATAAGGCATAACTATTATGGTGGTACTACAGGTACGACTTCACCATACCAAAACTTTTGCTTTCATTCAGAATCAAAAAGGAATATTGGTACACAATGTACGGTGATAACAATACCACAAAAGTTATTCGGTGAAAAGGTACATCCTAAATCAATAAAACTTCTTGATGACTCAACATCCACTACATTTGATATCAGAGATGATGGGAGAGGAAATCTATATGACTTTGCTTTCTCATCTTCTTATGCAGCAAATAGTGCAAGTGCATTAAATAGTGGAAGTGTAGTCGGTAATATATTTTATGAACATGGTGTCATGGTATTTACCGATACAGGCAGTTATCAATACGTCGGAACGGGTAAAGGTAGTGATGGATATCAACTCACCTTTCAAGCCACCCAAACAAACTACGAATACGAAATCGTAGCAAACGTGAATGAGGGTGAATATAATTCATCCACAAACATCTCAGTAACGAAAGATAGAAGCGGCTCAATGCAACTAACAGAAGGAACGCCAAATATGCATAGTATGTTACCATTTGGAGACAATCCTACAAATGGAACGGCAAGTTTACAATCCTTTTATAATGCAACAGAAGAAGTTGAGAGCTTCGTCACACATTCTGAGTTCAGACCTTACATTACAACAATCGGGCTATATAACGATAAAACTGAACTTATGGCAGTTGGTAAGCTATCGAGAGCCATAAAGAACGATGGTGAGTTCGGATTAAAATTTGTAGTCAGGTTTGATGTCTAACCAATATATATTATATTTATATAAGTAAAATGTTCTATTACCTATCCTGGTAGAATTGTTCCATAGTTTTAGAAAATTTGGAGATTTTGATGAAAAAATTTCTGATGTTTGTAATGTTGATATTGAGTGTTGCACAAAGTCAGACACCCATCATCAGATTACTACAGTCAAGAACATATGATACACCAATGTTTTGGTGGAGAGATACAGTAACACATAATCTGAGAACCTACTTAGCAGATGACGTATCTACGCCTGCTTACAAGAACAATAACTTTGATGCTTGGAGAGACTCAGTTATGACAGTTGCCGTTACACTTGATGATAACGGAGCAAGTGTTACTGCATTTCGTTTAGATATTGTATTCGATAATGATATTTTTACTTGGGGACACGATTCAACACGTGTAGAGAAAGGTGCATACATCAATGGTTGGACTGAGGGTGATAGTACAGCGGGTGCACATTATTCTTATGAGGTTGTTCATTACTCAAACGTTGGATATACAGATAGTTTAGACGCAGCTAACAATGAATTATCAGCTACCAATAATCGTTATGATTGGTTGAGAATAACTATGGTATCTCATAATGGTAATGTCAAAACATTCGGTAACGGAAACGGAAACCAAACAGAACTACTAAAATTACATTTCAAAGTAAATGATGTAGTAGATAATTTTGCACCTAAATCATTCAGAGTAGCTACAAAATATGATGGTAGCGCAGGATATTATACCTACCTAACCAATGGTAACTACGCTGTAAATTATAAAGTATATGTGGATGGTAATGTTGGAACTGAAACCGATGGTATAGGAAACACAAGGGGTGATATAACACTACATCCAAAACTTTTAGATGTTGAGGGTTACTTTAGATATGTTCAAGGTAAAGGTAGAGCGGCGGGAGCAGCATTTTCAACTGCAACAGAGAATACGTATCCATATTGGAAAGTCAAGTTTGAGTTATGGGAAAGAGCCAATGGTAAATCTAATTGGTTGAACTTACAGAATACGGCTAATGAATCAAGTATAACCGATGAATCTGTAACCGATGATGTTATAGGAGATAACTCAACAACATTTACTTATGACTTGAAAGGAACGACAGGACAGGCAGCTCCTACAGGTAATGGATTTTTAGGTATAAGTTATTATGACTCAACTTATACTGATGATAAGGGATACTTCAATATTCAGTTACCAAGAAACAACGATTATCGT